GGTTACAGGCAATCAAGCCGACGCTCACTATGAATACATCTGCCCTTACACCGGTGAAATCACCCAACTAGAACCTGAATATGTCACTATGTCCCTCAAACCCGGCATCGGAAAAGACTTCTTCGACAAGTACTCGAGCGACTTCTTCGACGACACCAACCCGGTCCCTGGCAAGGGCCTTATCCACAAACTCCCTCGCTACTACCAAACCATTATGGAATCTGAATTCCCCGAGCAACTGGAAGAAATCAAACAACTTCGAGAAACATTTCGAAAGAAACATCTGGACGACTACACACCTGAACGCCTATACTCCAGCTACAAAATTACTAAAAAACGACTCGCAACAACCACAAAGAGAGGTCTGTAATGAAAAACAACCGAACTCATAACTACGTAAAAAACACCAATCGCTCTAACCCCCATGAGAAAAACAAACTCACAACAAAACAATACTTGGAACTCCTGGACAAACTCCTACGCGTTCCAACACAACCCGGAGAGAAAAAATGAAACTCAATGCCTACTCAATCTACGACACCGCAAGCGGCGTATACATGCGCCCTTTCTTCACCTCTGCTGACGGTCAAGCTATGCGGTCCTTCAAAGACATATCCACGGACGCCTCTCATGAAATCGGCAAACATCCCGAAGACTACTCGCTCTGGCGTATCGGCCTCTTCGACGACAACAAAGGCACGCTCACGCCGGAGAATCCTGAGTGCCTTGTTACGGCTCTTGAAATGGTTAGCCAATCGCGTCAAGTAGACCGCGATAAAATGGATGAACTAAACGCCTCCCTTAAACTCTCACCAGGTGGAACCGACTAATGCCCTCAGTAATGAAACACAACTTTGCCGCTGTCCCGCAAACGGAACTCCCTAGGAGTTCCTTCAACCTCTCTCACGGCCTAAAAACCAGCTTTGACTCCGACTACCTCGTTCCAATCATGGTACAGGATATAATTCCGGGAGATACCTGGAACGTAAATCTCCAGCACTTCGTCCGCCTGGCAACTCCTCTGCACCCGATCATGGATAACCTGTACATCGACACGTTCTTCTTCTTCGTGCCGTACCGTATTCTCTGGGACAACTGGGAAAAATTCTGCGGCGCACAGGACGATCCCGCTGATTCGATCTCGTACACTATTCCGGTCGTAACCGGCGCTTCGGGTCAAACCGGCGAGGGCTCCCTATGGGACTACTTCGGACTTCCTCTGGATAACAAATCCGGCGCTCATCTGGACCCCGACAACGTTACTGTCAGCGCACTGCCGTTCAGGGCCTATTCAACGATCTATAACGAATGGTTTCGCGACCAAAACCTCCAAGATCATACTAATGTTGCCACCGATAATGGCCCCGATTCTTTAACAGGCACGTTCCCGGCCACGACTGCTGATCATACTCATGCGCAACCGGTCAAACGCGGCAAACGCTACGACTACTTTACCTCGGCGCTCCCTTGGCCCCAAAAAGGCACAGCCGTAAGTCTGCCTCTCTCTGGAAACGCGGATATCATTTCGGACTCTACCACCCCGACTCTCGACTCACCTTCGGATGCCGGCGAAACAAACAAAGCAATCTCATCGCTCACCGATGGCGATCTCCACGCCGCCTGGGGCGGCGCACTTGGCGCAACGCGTACTAACCTTCTCTGGAATAATTCCGGCCTTGAAGTTGATCTTTCAACGGCGACAGCCGCAACCATTAACGACCTGCGCCTCGCTTTCCAAACTCAACGCTTACTCGAACGCGACGCTCGCTCCGGCACTCGCTACGTCGAAACACTTGCTGCCCATTGGGGCATCACCAACTACCCCGACGCCCGCTTACAACGTCCCGAATACCTAGGCGGCGGCTCCGACCAAATCAACATCACTCCGGTCGCTGCAACCACCTCCGTCGACTCTACCGCCGCACCACAGGGCGCAGACATTAACCAGGGCGACCTCGCTGCCTTTGGCATCGGCTCTGGTCGCTCCGGTTTTACAAAATCCTTCGTCGAGCACGGCGTACTCATGGGACTTGTCAACGCGCGCGCGGACATTACTTATTCCCAAGGCATCGACCGCTACTGGTCAAAAGACACCCGCTACGACTTCTACTACCCGGTCCTCTCCATGATTGGCGAGCAGTCAATCCTCATGCGCGAAATCTGGACTCAAGGCGATGGCGCAATCACTGACGATACTGTCTTCGGATACACCGAACGCTACAACGAATACCGTCATATCAACTCGCGACTCACCGGCCTCTTCAACGTCGACGCCGCAGGTTCACTCTCTGCCTGGCACCTCTCCGAGGACTTCGCTACTCAACCCGCTCTGGGCTCCAGCTTCATTCAATCCAATACAGGAACCCCGCTCGACCGCGCGATCGCCGTTTCAACTGAACCTCAATTCATCGGCGACTTCTACTTCGATATTAAAGCGGCTCGTCCACTACCGATGTTCGGTATCCCCGGCAACCTGGATCACTTCTAATGTCCTTCCTCGGCTCAGCATTTAAGGCTATAGCTGGCCCACTAATCGGCGGGATGTTCTCCGCCAAAGGTCAACGTGATGCAAACAAACAAAATGTCGCACTCGCCCGAGAAAACCGTGCCTGGCAAGAAAAAATGTCAAACACGGCCTATCAACGCGCTGCCACCGATATGTCTGCGGCAGGGCTTAATCGAATACTCGCTCTCGGCTCGCCCGCATCGACACCGGGTGGTAATGTAGCCACCGTAGGAAACGTAGGGGCCGCCGGCGTTGCCGGCGCTGCCTCTGGCGCCTCCACCGGTAAACAAGCCCTTGCCCTGGACAAGGAACTCAAAGCAATCGATGCGGCAATAAAAAACCAAAATCAGGACACCGAACTTAAAATTAAACAAGGCGCTAAATCTTCTCAGGACTACAACGTCGCTGAAGCTCAGGAAGACCAAATACGCGCCGCTACCAGAATTATCGACAATCAGCTGCCCGGCGCGCAAGCCGAGGCCCAATTCTGGAAAGACCTCAACTCGGGCAAACTGGACTCCACCGCCAAAGGCGTCCTGCGCTTTGCCCCCATACTGAAAATGCTCACAGGAAAATAACCCATGTCAATGAAATCTTCCGACTTCGGACCTAAAACATACGACGACGGTCGCACCAAACAGGCCTTCAAGGACACGACCGACGTAAACCGGCTCATCGACAGACACGCGAAAGCCGGAACCCTCTCTGCCCTCGCTAAAACTGAAGCGCAATACGGCGACTTTGCCGACTTCGACTTCCACGAAGCTCAAAATGCGCTCGCGAGGGGCAAATCAATCTTCGACGAACTTCCCAGGGAAGTTAAACGCGAATTCAATCAGTCTCCGGCTGAATTCTTCGCGTTCGTCAATAACCCGGAAAACGTCAACCGTCTTCCGGAACTCCTCCCTGAGTTGGCGAAACCCGGTCGCCAACTCCCCGTAATCGACCCCCGCGTCGCTAATAAGACGCCCTCAGGCGTCGCAAGTGAGCCGCAGGCGAACGAAACCACTACCACCGAGGGTACCGTACCTCCCTCGGATCCAACGCCTCCTACGGAGGCTTAGAAAAGCTCATGCACCCCGTGCAGACGTCTTTTCGAACACCCAGCCAGTTACCTTTACTTGATGGTAACTGGCTAGGTGACACCAAAATGGCAAAAACACCGTGAAAGCCTATCTCCACAGTGTCACCTCCCCAAATTTCCTATTTGGACAAACTCTATGTTAAAACTAATACCTCTTGGCCTCTCTCTGGCCCTCCTTGGCGGATGCTTCTCCGCCACCTCTCTCCGTTGTGGAACCGACGGAGAGAGCTCTTTTGTCGACCTGGTAAACATGCCACAAGACATATCCTCACAATCTCGATACTTCGCGGAACTATGTAGTTTCGCGTATGATCAAAACCCGCAACCCGTTGCTAAACTCAACATCATCGAGCAGGAATAAACCCATGAAACGCAAAAAACTCTCACGCAAAGCCTCTCGCAACAACTTCGCCGCCAACGTCGGCTCGCACAGCAAAAACCGCGTCGCTCGCACTATGCGCGGCGGCATTAGACTATGAAACAGTGGCCTGCTTCAGCCCACTTAAAGGCTTTCGGGATATAGAAACCAATGGAATCACCTTCAAACGATCCTCAAAAGCCTACGAAAAAATGGAAGTGGCTTGCGGTCAGTGTCTCGGCTGTCGTCTTAATCGCTCTCTATCCTGGGCAATGCGAATCACTCACGAAAGCACTTTGCATGAATCTGCCTTCGGTAATTGCTTCGTTACCCTGACCTACGATGACGAGCACCTTCCACACCCACCAACCCTGCACAAAACGCACTTCCAAAAGTTCGTCAAACGACTTCGAAAACACTTCCCTCAAAAAATCCGCTACTTCCATTGCGGAGAATACGGCGACGAAACGCGTCGCCCGCACTACCACGCCTGTCTATTTAACGTATCCTTTCCCGATCAAGCTCTGTGGAAAAACGACGACGGTATATATACCTTCACCTCCCCTACGCTGGAGAAACTCTGGCCTTACGGTTTCTCAACGATCGGTGAACTTAATTTCGAAACTGCCGCCTACGTATCACGCTACTGTCTTAAAAAGGTTACAGGCAATCAAGCCGACGCTCACTATGAATACATCTGCCCTTACACCGGTGAAATCACCCAACTAGA